CCTGATTATTGCATATGTATTAAAGGTTAATGGTTTTGATGCTAGTGACAATTGTACAATCTCATTGTCTGATAGTGACAAGTATATGTCCCAAATGAAGTCATACGTCAACTGCATCATCATGGATGATATTGGCAATACCAAATCTGAATTTGTGAACGAGCCCCCCACTGCAAGGATTATTGAGTTGATCAACAACAATAAAGCTTATGCCCCTATGGCTGAGGCTGAAAAGAAAGGAAAAGTTACGATTAACCCCAAGTTGGTGATCATCACGAAAAATGTCAAAGATTCTGGAGCATCCGTTTATTCTAATGCACCAGCATCCATTGCTCGTAGAGACAATGTCACCATCACAGTCAAGGTTAAGGAACGATTCGCTACTAACGGAATGTTGGACCCTGCCAAGATCAAGATGGCATATCCTGGTCAAACGCCTGAAATACCTGATTTTTGGGAGTTCTGGGTTGAACAAGCTTATCCTGTCCCTGGACCTGCCGGTGCGCAGTCCAACGTTGGATGGTCACTTGTGAAATTCCGCGGTGAAGAATTAGCAAAGATTGACATTTTCCTATTGTTTAGTTATCTCCGTTATGCAACCTTTGAGCATTTTGCAGCTCAGAACAAAATCGTTGCCAATGCTCAGAATATGGGCGAAAGGATGAAAATATGCGAACATTGCAAGTTACCGGAGAGTTTCCAGACTTGCCCGTACTGCAATCCAGATTTTAAGGAATGTTCGTACAACGAGCTTGAATACGCGGACTTCCAAGCACAACATGGGCCGTACGTTTCGCCCTTAGCCGGTAAGACTACCTCCATTCCTCATTTTGCTCATAAACTAGAACCTGATGTGAATATATCTGTCGATTCGTCGGGGTACTATGCTGATTGTGAAAAGTCAGGGGTAAGTTCTTTGACCCCCCAACTTGGTAAGCTCGACTTGTTTGCCCTTACGCAGAAATATTGGAAGCGACCGTTGCTCAATGAGTGCAAAACTACCGGTGAGTTTGAAGCGTATTTCACCACTTCTGCGCAGTCAATTGGATTGTTCCCATTTACATTCGGGACATTCGCACAGACCAAAGCTCTTGGTGTGTTGGACTGGTTGATACACACTAAAGGAAAGAAAACTGTAGGCGTGCTTAAAATACTCGAAAAAGGCACGACTCAAATGTTGATCAATCGGTGCGCAGAACTTGAACAATCCCCGTATTTTTCGTGGACCACTTGGATACCTGAAAATCTGTATGTCACCAAGGAATTTCGCAACATGATTATTGCTGCCGAGTGGCCTACGATTAGGAATAATGTCATCTCTAAGTACCAAGAAGCAGGACAAGAATTGTGTGGATACACTTTGCTGCTCTTGATATGTATGTCACGTCTCTCCACAGGTTGGTGGAAATTGCTTTTTGTAATTTGGCTTTATTTTGCATCTGGATCTTTTGTATGCATTGCCAAGGCAGTCGAAATGGAAAAGACAAAGTTAATCGAAGAAATTTCATTGCGTCGTGATTCTGTAGCTCCACTCGCAAAGCGCTTTCGTGACCGTCATCTGGCATGGTTGCTTGGCTCGAGTGCAGCTATGGCCGCAATTTACATGGCTATTAAGTCATATCGACGCATGCAATCTCTTTATCAAACACAAGGCAATCTTGCACCTATGAATTACACGGATGTTGCACGCCGTGACGCCGAAGTTAATCCTTGGAAACCAGTCGTTCTCGAGGAACCCACGCGTCCGCTAGGAAATAATGGGGC